ATACGTCGCGGCCCAATGAAAAGACCGACTAGCGGGACAAGTGTGTTTTCTCCAATTACGGCTAACGCCGTGGCAGGAACAGCTCAAACGACAAATTTTGTCATAGACAGCCAGTGGAAGGCAAAAAGAGGCTCCACGGATACTCTTAATACGTCCATTGACGATAGGCTGCGTGCATTTAGCTCTAATTCAACCGCCGAAGGTCGTTATATTATTAGTGCGGCGACAAGCACTGAATCTGCGACAAACGCGACGACGCAGTTTTTTAATAATACTGGGTTCCAAATACCCACGTACTATGCGTCCGTAAGCTCTATTTTTTGGAGTTTTGGACGCGCTCCGGGATTTTTTGATACGGTTTGCTACACAGGCACCGGGTCCAACACGACTCAATCGCACAATTTGGCTGCGGTTCCAGAGTTGATGATTATTAAACGGCGCAACGTCGCAGCGGCGTGGGCAGTCTATTCGGCGTCTTTGAGTAACACAGAACATCTTGTATTAAATACCACGGCGGCAAAGGCGACGGGTTCCACGTATTGGAATAGTACGACTCCAACATCGACGGTCTTCAGTATTGGAACGGATACCCCCGTAAACGCTAACACTGGGACTTATGTCGCCTATCTGTTTGCAACGGTAGCTGGTGTTTCAAAAGTTGGGTCATATACCGGCACGGGCGCGGCGTTAACCATAAACTGTGGGTTCACGGCTGGCGCAAGGTTCGTAATGATTAAGCGGACGGATTCAACTGGCGATTGGTACGTGTATGACAGCGCCCGTGGCATAAGTAGCGGCAATGACCCGTATATGTTGTGGAACAGCACTGCCGCAGAAGTAACTGGAACCAACTATGTGGATACTGATACCACTGGGTTTAAGTTAACGGCATCGGCCCCTGCTGGTTTGAACGCAAACGGCGGCACATACATCTTTTTAGCAATCGCGTGAGGCGCACCATGGAAATCAGAGTGAGGGCAACGGGCGCAGTCATGTTTGAGGATGAACTCCGCCGGTTTTTGAGAGAAAATGGCGGTCCTTCTTATGACGCTCTGACGCCGGAAGTGATGGAAGAGATTGGCGTTGATCCTATCCTTGAAAGCCCGCAGCCGGTGAATGGGACTGTTTATCAGTATTCCATTCGTCAGGGCGTGGAGCAGGGCGCGGATGGGCAATGGTACGCCAAATACGTTCTTGGCCCGTCATTCTCAAATACGCAAGAACAGGCGGAGTATGAGGCGGCAAAAGACGCGGAGCAAGCTGACATTGTGCGTCGCGAACGCAATGAAAAATTGGCGGCTTGCGATTGGACGCAGTTGTCGGATAGTCCGATTGTTGGCTTTGCATGGGCGAACTACCGGCAGGCCCTTAGGGATGTACCGGCCCAAGAAGGATTCCCGTGGAATGTGAATTGGCCCGTTAAGCCCTAGAATAAAGTATGTGAAAGGGAGAACACATGCCTTCTAGCTCTCAATCTGGCAAAGCCAGCATCCGCTGGGTTATGTCTAAAATTCCTGCGCCAAAAACAGCTTTAGACATTGGCTGTGGCGAAGGAACCTACGCCAAAATGTTTCCCAAGCTGGAGTGGACCGGAGTTGAAATCTGGGCTCCTTACGTTGAGAAACATGGGCTAAACCGCCTTTATCCCAATCTGCACATTGCAGATGTTCGCGAATGGGATGCCCCCCAGAAGTATGAGGTCTGCTTCCTTGGCGATGTCCTTGAGCATATGGCGGTTGACGAAGCAAAGGCGCTGGTCCGCAAGGCCAAGAAGTGGGCGGATACCGTTATAGTTAGCATCCCTATCGGCCATCACCCGCAGGGTGAATTTGAAGGGAACCCGCACGGAGCCCATGTGAAGGACGATTGGTCTGATGCGGAGGTAAAATCCGCATTTGGTAAGCCGACGTGGTCGGTCGTGGACGGCGAAATAGGCATCTATGTCTATTCAAAATATGAGATCAAGCTAACGTACTGCGTATACGCCATAAGCAAGAATGAGGAACAGTTTGTTCAACGGTTCTGTAAATCTGCTCAAGAGGCTGATCTTATCCTCATTGCTGACACTGGAAGCACTGATGGCACGGCTGCTGTCGCCAAAGAGTGCGGTGTCGCCGTCCATGATATTTATATCAATCCTTGGCGGTTTGATCTCGCTCGCAATGCTGCTCTTGCTCTTATTCCCCGGCATATTGATGTTTGCATTTCGCTGGATTTGGACGAAATCCTAGAGCCGGGATGGAAGCAAAAGATTGAGGAAGTTTGGATTCCCGGCAAAACCACAAACTTGTGGTATTATTTCGACTGGGGCCATAACATAAAGTTTCCCTACCGCAAGATCCATAGCCGCCACGGCTATCATTGGCACCATCCCTGTCACGAAGATCTGCGGATCGACGGGCGCGTGGAGCATGTCACGGCTTGGTGCAATCACCTCTTAGTCAGCCACCATCCTGATCCGACCAAGAGCAGGGGTCAGTACATGGAAATGTTGGAGGTGGCGGTCAAAGAGGATGACAAAGACCCGCACCATTATTTCTACTATGCGCGTGAACTGACGTTCTACGGGCGGTGGGAAGATGCCAAGGTCGCCCTCCAGAAGTATTTAGACATGGGCGCTTTCAGCGCCCAGAACGAACGCTGCTATGCCATGCGCCTCATGGGTAAATCCTACGCGGAAACCGGCGATTGGGTTAAGGCCGAAAAATGGTATTATATGGCGGCAGGCGAAGCCCCAAACACCAGAGAACCTTGGTGCGAGCTAGCTATGCTTATGTACATGCAACGGCGGTGGGAAGAATGTTTTGCCGCCTCCATGCGTGCGCTTAAGATCAAGGATAAACAACTGGTTTATACCTGTGACCCGACTGTCTGGGGCCATTGGCCGCATGACCTCGCCAGCATATCCGCGTACAATATGAAATTGCTGGACATTTCGCTGGAGCAAGCGAAACTGGCCGTTGAAAAATCTCCCGACGATGAGCGTCTGAAAGAGAACCTGAAGTACGTCCAAAAGGCCGTCAACGACAGGGATGCGGCAACAAACTTAAAAGAGGCGGCGGAATAATGGATGCGCAAACCATCATCAATATGGCTGGGGGCGGAATCCTTGCGGTTACGGGATGGTTTGCGCGCCAACTGTGGGAAGCGGTAAAGACGCTTCAAAAGGACGTGCATGACTTGGAGGTTGAGCTTCCAAGTCATTACGTTCGCCGGGAAGAGTTCTCAGAAGGGCTGAGAGAGATCAAAGACATCTGCAATCAAATCTTCAACAAAATCAGCAGCTTGGAACAGCGCAAAGCGGATCGGTGATGGCTACCGTAGAAGAGAAACAAACAAAAATTGCGGAGGACATGGCGGCAAGCGCAAGCAAAGGCGCACTGGTCGAAAAGATTGTTTTTGCCGCCGTACCCATTTTGTTTTCGTGCGTGGTCTATTTGATGACGGCGTTGAGTAACGCCAACAACGAAATCATCATGCTCAAGGGCAAGGTGGCCGTAGTTGTTAATGCGGAGAACAAAGCAATCCCGCCGCAAGGGACCACGATAGATATGGCGCAAATCCGCGAACAGCTTAACCTTAAAATTGACAAGGTTGAACGGGACGCGGCCCTAGCCAGATCTGCCATGACGCTAGACCGTGAAAAATCCATGGCGGCAATTGAAAAGGCTCGTTTAGAGATGACGGCGGATGCCGCCCAAGCGCGCGCAGCAATACGCGCGGAGGCTTCTCTGGCGAAGGCCGACTTAGAAAAGAAAATTGCTCTTTTGGAGCGAGAAATTTTGGCGTTAAAAACCGCAAGGTAATCAGAGGGACCAAAGCACATGGAGCTTTTGAAAAAGTTCGGGCCTCTGCTTGGTCAGATTGCCCCGTCAATTGCTACGGCCCTTGGAGGGCCTCTTGCTGGAATGGCGGTTAAGACACTTTCCTCTGTGTTGCTTGGGAAGCAAGACGGATCTCAAGAAGAGTTGTCCGCCGCCTTAGAAACGGCAGGGCCGGAAACCCTTGCGAAGCTCAAGCAGATTGATGCGGATTTCAAAGTTCGCATGAAAGAGCTTGATATCGACCTTGAAAGAATATCAGCGGACGACCGCGCCTCTGCCCGTAAGATGCAAGTGGCGACCCAAGACTGGATTCCCCGTGTTCTGGCGATCCTCATCACCGTCGGGTTTTTTGGCATCCTCACTTACATGCTGCTGCACGGGATGCCTTCCTCTGGGACGGAGGCTCTGCTTATGATGCTTGGCGCGTTAGGCACTGCGTGGACAGGCGTCATTAACTTCTATTACGGGTCTTCCGCCGGGTCGAAGGTCAAAACTGACGCATTGGCGGCTAATCTGGAGCATAAACCATGAACTTCAAAGGCGCGGCACGCCCGGTCATCCCTGAGGAAATTGACAAGATTGCGGATGATCTTGGAGTTGAATCGGCTGCTTTTTGGGCTGTTATTGCCGTGGAGGCGGCGGGCAGCGGCTTTGATAAACAGGGACGCCCGAAAGCCCTTTTTGAGCGGCACCACTTCTATAAGCATCTGCGTGATGCCCCCGGCCTACAGGCTAATGCCGTGGCGCAGGGGCTGGCTTATCCCCGGTGGGGTGAGCAGCCCTACCCGAAGGGCTCTGATGCGGTGTACGCGGAAATTGAAAAGGCCGTGGCAATTGATGAAGAAGCCGCCCTTTTGTCAACTTCATGGGGTCTGGGCCAGATCATGGGGTCCAACTTTAAGTTGGCGAAATGCTCAGACGTAAAGTCTATGGTTGAAGAAGCCATGGAATCGGAGGCTGGGCAGCTTCGGCAGATGGCTTCATTCATCAAATCCGCAGGGTTGCAAGACGATCTGCAAGCAAAAAACTGGGTTTCGTTTGCCAAGGGGTACAATGGCCCAGCTTATGCTAAAAATGGATATGACGTAAAACTCGCTGCCAACTACGCGATACTATCCAAGGAAGGATAATTTTGCTAAAATAAGAAGATAGCGGAGCCTCACATGACGACCGGCCTAGATTACAACTCTTACGTCAAACAGATTTGTGTCATGGCCGCGCTGGACTATGTGAATGTCGGCGGTCTGATCTATCCCATCAATTACACAACCGACCCCACCGACCCTCTTGCTATCGACCCCGCCTACAATCCGGTTCAGGTCGCTTTCCCGCAGATGATTACGTATGCGGAAAACCGCATGTATCGTGATCTGGATTTCCTGTTCACGTCCACGGCGATCACGGGCTACAGCTTGACGGCGGGTTCTCGCTCTCTAACGATCCCTCAGGGGACGTTGGTTGTCAGCGAGCAAATCAACATTCTGACGGATAGCGGGCAGACCAAAAGCACTTGCACGCCCACGACCAAAGAGTTCTTGGATGCGGTCTATACCTCATCCGCCCCTGTGAACCGGGGTAAGCCAAAGTTCTTTGTGCCTTTCAACGACAACGTGTTCCTGTTCGGCCCTGTGCCGGACCAGAACTATTCCGTTGAGATTGTCGGCACATATAGGCCCGCAAGTCTGTCCGCGACCAATACTGAGACTTTCATCAGTCAGTATCTGCCGGATGTATTCATCATGGCGAGCATGGTCTATCTGTCTGCTTACCAAAGGAACTTTGGGCGGCAGAATGACGACCCGCAGATGGCTCAGTCTTACGAAGGCCAGTACAAGGCGTTGCTGGCTGGCGCGGGCGTTGAAGAAGCTCGCAAAAAGTTTGAGGCCGCTGGGTGGACCTCGCAATCCCCCGCTGCCGTAGCAACGCCGACGAGAGGCTAAGATGAGCGTTACTCTTTCCTACACGTTTGGAACGGCTACCGGGTCGATCCCGCTGACGCAGTTGGATTCCAACTTCTCAACGCTCGCCAACGGCATCAACGGGATGCTGGACGGTACGACGCAGACCTTTACGAATATTATTACTACGGGCGGCACGCTGGGCGGCACCACTACGTGGTCTGGGGCGACCATTGCGGCTACGCGCGGCGGCACGGGCGCAACGACCTATACGACGGGCGACATTCTTTACGCCTCTGCGTCGAACACCCTTTCTAAGCTGTCGATTGGCTCTGCGGGTCAGGTTTTGACTGTCGCCAGCGGCATCCCGTCTTGGTCCAGCCCAACTTCCGGGACGATCACAAACAACACCACCGTTATTTCTGGCGGCACATCTGGCGCTGTTTTATTCAACAATGCTAATACAGTTGGGGAAATTCTTCCCGGCACGATTGGGAACGTCCTGCTTTCCAATGGAACGGCTTGGGCATCTTCCGCCCTCCAGTATACGGCATCTGGCACTGGCGCTACTGCGCGGTCCTATCCCGCGAAGATGGGCGATTTCGTCAGCGTTTTGGATTACGGCGCAGACCCTACCGGCGTGGCGGATTCCACTACCGCCTTCCAAAACGCCATCAACTCTATGGGGACGCTTGGCGGGACTGTATGGGTTCCCACCGGTCTATACACGATTGATGGAACGCTTACCGTCGGTAAAGCAACGTCGCCATACATTTCCAACGTGACGTTGAAGGGTCCGACTTCGCAGCAAGAGCAGCCTTTTAACACCGCGCAGTATACGACTGTGGCGTGTATCCGCCTTAATTCGGCGGGAACGATTCAGCTTCTTGGGGGATGCGGAATTGACGGCCTTAGGATTATCCGCAAGGGTATGACTTTCAGCGCGTCGTCCGCCAGTTCTTTTGCGGGGACTGCGGTTCAGACGGTTGCGGCAAGCCCGTCTTCCGGATCGTTTGTCAAAAATTCTATGATTGTTGGTTTTGCGCAAGCCATCAAAATGGGCGGCGCAGGCCAATATCTTGTCGAAAACACATTCATTGACTGTACGGCAGGCGTTTGGATTTATGATTCATTCGACGTGAGCCGGGTTGTAAGAACGCACTGTTTCCCGTTCGCCACAGTTTCGTTTTCTCCCACTGCCGCACAAAATCAGCGGAGTGGAAGCGCGTTCAAATTTGACGGGCAGAACGACTGGACCACAATGAATGATTGTTTCAGCTATGGGTATCTAGGCGGTATCAACATATCTGGAACGGCGGTTATGCAAATCCTGTCTTGCGGCGTGGACAATACGGACCCGTATACAGGTTCTTACGGGATCGGCGTGACAAGCATCACGGGCAGCACAAGCATCAATGTCACGGGGAGTTTGTTCGCAGGGAGTGAAAATTTAACGTACATTGATGGTGGCGCTAACACCGTTTGCAAATTCACTAATTGCGATTTTTGGGGCGCTAGAAATTCTGCCACCCCGACGGCAGGGCAAGGTTTTACTGCGGTAACAGGGAAAACCTTCCTTCAGAATTGTTTTATGTACAACAACTGGCAAGCCTATAACGTAGGTGGCACTGCGGTTGTTTATGGGTCTGGCGTAGCCCTCAGGAACAATACTGGCGCGGCTCCGGCTGGAACGATAACCGCTATGCCTACGACTGTCGCGGTGTGATATGCCCCACGCTAACGTCAAACTCTTACCGGGGATTAACGTAACGGAAACGCCCGCCCTTAATCAGGCGGGTATTTCCGAATCGAACCTTATTAGGTTTGTCCCTGATGAGCGTATTGGCGCGCTAATTCAAAAGTTGGGCGGATGGACTAAATACCCTGAACCGAATCAGGATGTCGGCTCTATCAAATTGCCTGCGATCCCACGCGCGCTGTGGTCTTGGCAGGACACCAACGCTAATAAGTACCTTGGCGTTGGCACAGAATATCAAATCGGCAATCTTCAGTCTTATCTTGGCGTCATATCAGATGGCGTTTTAGATGACATTACGCCGCGCAAAATTGTCAGCAATCAGATCATTTCCACGGCGGGAGGCGGCGTAAGCACAGTTGTAACGACCTCTGGCAGCAACAAGGTCAAACTCAAAGACACGTCTGTCACCGTAAACAACTTCACATCCGTGTTTATCGGAACGCCTATTGCGGCTGGCGGTCTGGTGCTTAAAGGCACATACCAATGTGAATTTGTTTCCGCCACTGAATATAATGTCTACGCAACGGACATATTCGGGAATCCTCAGTACGCGACTTCATCGGTTTCCACGGGTGTTGTGCCGCAATTCGATGCGGTGACTGGGTCATCCACGATTACCGTTACGCTCGCAAACCATGGATACATCGTTGGAAGCACGTTTGGGGCGGTTGTCCCAACAACGATTCGCGGCCTGACAATCTATGGAAACTATCTGGTTCTGACTGTCCCGACGGCCAACACCTTTACAATCGGCGCCGCAAGCCAAGCTAACAGCACGGGTTCCGCCACTGTTTTCCAAAACAATGGCCTTGCCAATTACACATATAATGTTGGCATATCGCCTGTGCCGATCCAGACGGGTTACGGCACAAACAGCGCGGGCTATGGCGGCAATGGATATGGTGTTGGCAACGCTATAACGCCAAGCACTGGCACGCCAATCACAACGACGGATTGGTCCTTAGACAATTGGGGTGAGACATTTCTTGCGTGCCCCGCGCCCTATAACTCAATTATCCTTGCGGTTACGGGAGCAAGCGGGAATGGCACTACTGCCACCCTGACCTTTAGCACAAGCTATCTAATCACGGTTGGTAGCACCATCAGTGTGTCCGGGTTAACGCCGACTGGGTACAACGGAACCTATGTGGTTACCGCCTCTACCACGAACACTGTCAGCTACGCTAATGCCACAACTGGATTTGGCGCGACTGTCTCGTGGATCAATAACTCGCTTGTAACGGTTGCGTGGGTCAACTCTTCTTCAGCGGTGGTGACGTGGATTTCTACGCCGCCTGCTACTGGCATCATTTCTGTGTCCGGCACGAACTCAGGCGCGCTGTATTCGCCCATCTATGAATGGCAACCCACATCAGGAAACCCGATTGCAACGGCAATCCCTCAAGCCCCGATTTGCAACGATGGCATGTTTGTGGCGATGCCGCAGAGGCAGATCATTGCGTGGGGTTCGACGTTTAGCGGAATTCAAGACCCGCTCTTGATCCGGTGGTGCGACGTTGAAAACTATGGGTCGTGGATCGCGCAGGCTACCAATCAGGCGGGTTCATATCGCATCCCCAAAGGTTCCAAAATTGTATGCGGTATACAGGGGCCGCAGCAGGGCCTGATTTGG